TGTAAATTATGCATAACTACATCTGTCATTCTATTAATTAATTTATCTTTATTATCTTTTTCTTGATAAGTAGATTTATTTTCTAATGAAATAGCTAATAAAATTCGATTTTGTAATTTAACAAAATAAAATCTTTGCGACTTTGGAATAACGATTGTATATTCATAATATTCAAAGTCATCTAATAAGTTGAAAAAAGCTTTAATATTAGATTTAATCATAATCTCTAGTTCATTAGGGTTATTATTTAACAATTTAACTAATTGAAAATTATCTACAAATTCTCCATAGAGTAACTCTTCTACAGTTATACTTACTAAATCAGCGATCTCTCTTAATCTGCTTGCATTAGGTAAAGAAATACCTTTTTCCCATGTTGCTACATTTCCTTTGCTAGCTCCAAACAATTCCCCAAACGATTCTTGAGTAAGTCCTTTTTGTTGTCGAATAGATTTGATTCTTTTACCTACTTCTTCTTTATTATACGAATACATAATTTTCCTCCTCAACACTAATTATAATAAATAATAGGGATAAATTAAATAGAAAGTTCTAAAAAGTACAAAAAATTATTGACTTAGTAAAAAGTAAGATGATAATATGTATTTGTAAGTTCTAAAAAGTTTTGAATAGAGGTGTTAAAATGACAATTAATAAAATCAAAGGTTATAGAAATTACTTAAATTTGACGCAAGAAGGTATGGGACAAAAATTAGGTATTTCAAAGCAAAGTTACTATAACAAAGAGACAAATAAGTCTAGCTTTACCGATGAAGAAAAGAAAAAATTTAAAGAATTATTATTGCCTTATTTTCCAAATATAACTATGGAAGATATATTTTTTTAATTATTAGTTCTAAAAAGTTCATAATGGAGGGTTGGATATGGCAGAACAGCAACCAATACTAAGTGAGTCCGCTTCTTTAGAATTAGCAAACGGTATCTTAAAACTTGCCGAACAGATAGCGCAGCGAAAGATAGAGCAACAACAGAAGAGATGGGCTACGCAAACAGAATTAAGAAAGTTATACAGATGTACACATAGTGATATTACCGAATGGGAACGTTTAGGGCTAACTAAACGAAAGCAAGGTCGTAGTTATTATTATGATCTTAAAGAAGTCGAAGAATTTTTACTATCACAGAAAAAATAAATTATCTAAGTCCCGCATGTTAGTAATTTGTGATTGAACGATAGTATTAATTCAATTTTAAGGTGGTGTTTAAATTGATTAGATTTCTGAATGAACTCGCTTATATCTGTGTAATTACAATATTTCTAAATATGTATTCTGAATTACATTATGCGTTAGTGTTTTTCTTATTTGGGAGTATGATTGCAGCACTTAAATTTGATATTCGAGATGAAGAACATTCATATCTTTATAAAACATACAGACAATATTTAAGGAACAGAAAAGAGATTTAAGTAGAAAGTATTAAAAATATATACCGCTTCAATATGGAGCTATTGGGAGGAATAAAATAATGAATTGGGAAACAAGAAATTTAATTGATGAATTTGAATTAGTGAAAGAAAAATATCAAGACTTATTGCAAGCACAAGGTTGGTTTATAGAAGATTACCTTGTTCATGAAAGAAGTCATAAATTAACTAAAGACGAGGCAATTACGCATGGAATGAAATACCATGAGCATAGAATTAATATTAAACAATTTGATGAATTACTAAGGGTTTACACTAATGAATTAAGCAATATTATTGAACAGTTCAAAAAAATAGATAAAAAAGAAGCGTCATCTGTTCACGCCAGCCAAAGCAGAAACAGATAACGCCAACAAAAATCATTTAAGAAATTAATAAACTACTGAAAGGATAGCATTTTATGACTAATAAAATCAAGTGTTCTAAAGGTTACGGCGTAATTACACAAAGTGTTATGTCTAGCAAAGATATCAGTATCGAAGCTAAAGCATTATATTGCTATTACATGGCACATGTAGGCGACAATATTATTCCAAGTGCTACGCAAACATGCAATGATTTGATGATCAGTTACAAACGTTTTAAAACATTACGAACACAATTATTTGAAAGAGGCTTTTTATAGATTGATAAAAGTTAGCAGCAAAGGAGGGTAGACGATTGACAACATATAGAGTCAAAAAAGAGAGTGGTAATTTTGTAACCATTCATAAAGGCTTTATAACTGACGATAGATTATCAGCTAAAGCAAAAGGTATTTTATTGTATTTATTAAGTCGTCCTGATGATTGGCAAATATATACATTAGAAGTAGTAAAGCATATGAATGACGGACAAAAGTCAATCAATAGTGGTATTAACGAACTTATTAAAGTTGGTTATGTAGAACGCAGTCGAAAACGTAAAGCTAATGGTGATTTTAATGGTTACGATTATGTAGTATATGAAAAACCAAAAAATATTCGCGAAATGCCATTTTGGGAAAACGCGAAACGCGAAAACGCCAAACGCATAAATGCGAAACGCGAAAACGCGAAAGGGCACACTACTAATATTAATAATACCTATAAGGATTTAACTAATAATTATGATACTGAAATTAACAGTAGTAGTAGTGCAAGCACTACTAAACAACAACCACCGTCACATTCTTATAGTAATGTATTCAACTTTTATCAAGAAAATGGATTTGGAATACTTCAACCATTCGTTATTGCTCAAATTAATGCATGGATAAATGATTTCAACGGTAATGAGAATATCGTTATAGAAGCATTAAAAGAAGCAGCAACAAATAACGTGTGTAAATGGAGCTATGCTAACAGTATTCTTAAAAGTTGGTATCAAGACGGTATTAAGTCTATTGACGACATAGAAGCACGTAGAAAACAACGTGAAGCAAGTAAGAATAAAACGGAATCTACAAAAACATTCGATAACTCTCAATACGCTGATTTATTTTAGGAGGGAAGATGCTTGAAAAGTATTAATGATATTGATTTAAAAAGCAAAATGCGTAGTGAATTGATTGAAGAACAATATAACCTTAAATGTGATAAATGCAAAAACATATATAGTTATCATAAATTCAGAAAGTCAGACGGTACAATTCAAATAATCAGAAACGGGTGCGAGTGTGAATCTATTGAGAAAGGAAAACAAAGCAGAAGCCAACACAAAGCAAATCAAAAACGCTTGAATATTGAAAAAGTATTTAAGCAATCCATGATGAATGATGATTTATTAAAAGCTGAATTTGATAATTATAAACCAACTAATAAAAACTTATTAGAAGCTAAGCAGATTCTACAAAAGTATGCAGCTAACTTTAAACCAGATAAACCAAAGTCGCTACTTTTACAGGGGAGTTATGGCATAGGCAAAAGTCATTTAGCTATGTCGGTTGTGAGAGAAGTCAAAAAGAAAGGCTATACAGCTTTATTCTTAGATGTTACTGAATTAGTAAAAGCTTATCGAAATACCTATAACAAGAATGTAGCAATGACTGAAAAAGAATTAGATCAAATGATTAGAGATGTAGATTTGCTTGTAATAGATGATTACGGCACAACAGTAAACGATTATGGCAATGAAAAACTATTTTCACTCACAGACATGAGAACAGGTAAAAGTAACATCATAACAACTAATCGTGAAGCATTAGAACTTTCTAACAATGACGATAAAGCAAAAAGATTTAGTCGTTTGATGAAAAACACACAAATTATAAAAATGCATGGTACAGATTATAGGTTAAAAGATTTTAAATCATAAGTGGTAACGGGCTTTGTACCCGTTCCGCTTCTTAGAAAGGAGTAACACATAGTATGGCAAGTCTAAAACAAGCGTATCAACAAGACACAGACGCCGAAGAAATCAAAATGATTAGTGATGATACGTTATTCACAGTTTACAATCCTAAATTTATTGAAGATAAAAAGCAGATGATAGAGGACTATATCGAAACGTTATACGAACGTAATACACCAAACATGGTATGTGATCCAGTAACTCAAATGGTTTACTATCAATCGCAAAATTTAGAAAGCTTAGTTATGTACATCATTGAAGAAAAAGAGAAATTGAATGCGTTCATCAGAAAAAGCAATAGAAACTTATATCATTTATACGCTGTTTTAGAGGGCTATACAAAGCAAGAACAGATATTTATAAAGAATTACATCAAAAATGCAAAGGTGCGTGATAATGAGCTTATTAGACGCTTTAAAATTGATTTATATAACTATGTCCAAGCTAAAAGAGAGAAAAGGCAAGAAGAACATAACAAAAAGTCATTTAATGCGTACTTAGTGGATAAAGACGACGTAAGAAAAAGACAACAAAAGAAAAAGATTAATAATGGTTATGGCCTAACACTCAATCAAGAGAAAGAGCTGCGATTAATTAAAGAACACGAAGAAGAACGAAATACAGATATGGGGGTATTCATTGACTTAATTCAACAGATGAACAATGATGAACTCTTATCTTATGTGTTAGATCGTCATGAGTTTAATATTGATAGTTATAATCTCAAAATATTAACTGACGCAGCACTCTATCGCTTGCCATTGAAACAAAGAAAACAAGCCTATAATCATTTAAAAGCAATAGCGAGAACACTAACAAATAATCCAATCGAAAAGAGGTTAAAACGATATGAACAATGATGAAATGAATAAATTAAGTGAAGCATTAGAACTATCAGAATCACAACGACTAGCATTATATAACTATAGTGAACGAGAAGTTAAAGAAAAAGCACAATCACAAGAACAAAAGAAAGAATTAAGCAGTTTAGAAAAGCATGAGAAACGCCAACAAATCATGTCTATTAAAGACGCTAACCAACGCCAAGAAGAAATAGCGAAGCATGTTGAATTATTTAAATAGGAGGGCTATTCATGAAAACATTAAAACAAATTGAAGTGCATAAAAAGAATATTGAAAGCTATCAAAAGGATATACAAGCACTAGAACAAGAAGTAAATAGCGAAAAAGAAAGATTGATCAACTTAATAAAGACTATCAAGAATTAGTAGTAAGTGGCCAAGTTGAAAAAGCTGATAAGCTATATACTAAAATTGATAAGCAAGAAACGACGTATAAAGCAAAAGTAAAACGTCTAAGCGTTATGAAGCAATCATTGAAACAGGTTATTATTAAAAATTGTAGCAGTATGCAAGAAGAAGCCGATAAATTAAGTGATGAATATATTGATATTTACTATGATGATTTACAACACTATAACAAGCTCAAAGAAGAACTAACACAAGCAGAACAAAATTTAGAACAACATAATCATGATTATCTACTGAAACAACGTAATTTAAGCCATTATATAGATAGATTAACGAGAGAAAACAATATACAACCAACTGAGTTTATGGGTAGCGTCAATAGTCGTAAACCATTTTATATTTAATCAATGTAGCCTACTTTTATAGTGGGCTTATTTTATAGTTTAACGAGGTATTACATGAAAAAATTAACAACTAAACAAAGACGCTTTGCAGATGAGTATATAGAAACGGGTAATCCTTATTATTCAGCCGTAAAAGTGGGATATAGTAAAGTATATGCAAGAGATAATGCTTTAAAATTATTGGAAAATATTAGTGTGAAATCCTATATACATGAGCGTTTAGAAGAAATAAAGAATGATAACATGGTCGAAAATTACGGAGTTATGCGTTATTTAACAAGATTAATAAAGTAGGCAATAAATTTTTAGGAGGGATAAAATGAAGTCATTAACGCTAAAACAAAAGCAATTCGCAGATGAATACATTCGAACTGGCAACGCCTATCAATCGGCTATTAATGTAGGTTATAGCGAAAAGTATGCAAAGGCTAGAAGCCATAAGATGTTGGAAAATGTCGGAATAAATCAATATATAGATGACAACTTAGAAATTATTCAAAAAGAAAGCATAGCAGAAGCAGATGAGATCATGCGTTACTTAACACGAGTGCTTAGAGCCGAAGAAAAAGAAGAAATATTGGTATATGTAGGCGACGGTATGCAAGAAATCCAAACAATACAGCCTAGTGCCAAAGACAGAATAAAAGCAGCAGAATTATTAGGCAAACGTTATCGTATGTGGACTGAAAAGCATGAGGTAGAAATTACTACACCGATATTCATTGATGATGTGCCAGAAGAAGATTAAAGATTTTTAGCCTATCCGAAAGATAATTCGGGTAGGTTTTTATTGCAACAGTATAGAAAATGTATAAAAATAGCCTTATAACTAGATTATGAATTCTAAAGGGGAATTAATAATGAAATTTGAATTATTAGAAAAAAATTATAAATATTTAAGTAGTATAGAAATGACATATTTAAATAATCATGATTTTACAGGAACAAATAATATAGCTTACTTTATCGCTAATCATTTTGCGAAGTTTAATATGGAAATTGAGTCTGATTTTATTTTTGTAGATTTAAGTGAGGATCCTCAGAACCAACATATTATAGCTATTACTAAAGAAAGTATTTATGATTTCATATATAATGAGCAAGGTATAGAGAAACTTAAATTAAAAATTTTTAACAATAAAATTTCAGATTTATCTTTGCAATATGAGTCACTTTCTTCTGTAAATGATAATTGTGATGATATAAAAACTTACCCTAAAATACCGTCATTTAAAATTAATTTAAAAGATGGTGTTTCTTTTGACATACCACTAAATAAAAATAAGGTTAGTGTAGAACCTATAACTTTATATAAAAAGTTTATTTCAGATTTATGATAATAAATAGCTATTATGTTTTTGGTAATAAAGTTAATTAATGATAATAAAAGATTAAAGTTACACGCTGCTACTTGTTTAAAAGTAGCAGTTTTTAAATTACTATAAGTTATTGTTTATGAAAGAGCATGATTATAGCTTCATTAACAGTTATGATTTAAAAGTATGTAGTCTTTTGGGGAATGTGTACTTTTATTTAGGAGTAATTAAGGTATCGGTATTTTGCAGTACCCTATATTTAGTATTAAATAAGAGTTTAATTTGTTAGTATCTAAAGTAAAGGTTTGTTTTTCTGATTTTTAAATTTAGCTCATATTTGCGTTTTAAGAGCCGTTATATAGTTTTGGGTATAAATAAAATATATAAAATACCCCTAAATGCTCTAAAAAGTACCTTAAAATTGCAAATAAGGGTATTTTAAATTTAAATAGTTCATGTGATAAGTTTTACTAAAAAGGAGGCATCTTTTTGGTTATTTATATTTCGTGTGCGGTTTTAATGGTAATTGCTTTTGGCAGTCTTTTTAGAGATTTAGGAAATCGCAATAAAAATAAAAGACTAGATATACTTTCTAGTGTATTGGTTTTAATTTCAGCAATTTTACTTTTGATTTATGGAATTGTTATTAATTAGAACGAGCATTTATGTCGAGAAAATTTATTAATGTTGAGAAAAAGTTTAAACTAAACTTAAAGTTTGCTAAAAGGAGTTAAATAAGTGGATAAGATTAATTACTTTTTAAAAGCATTAGTATTAGCAATCATGCTTCGTTGTACAATGAATTATTTACTTCCAGCGCCTGAAAAGTTATCTTTTAAACTTTTGGATGGACTTATCTTTGGTGTGTTAGTGTGCCTTTTAATTAATTGGTTTATTGGTATTTTTAAGAAATCTTCACAAAAATAGATCACGCATGTATTTCGAGAAAATTAATTGAGGTTAACTAAACTTGCAGACGAATGTCGGCATAGCGTGAGCTATTAAGCCGACCATTCGACAAGTTTTGGGATTGTTAAGGGTTCCGAGGCTCAACGTCAATAAAGCAATTGGAATAAAGCAATTTTATTTATTGTTTTATTTTTTATTGTTTATAAATCTGAATAGTAAAGC